CACCGATGTCCTCGCCGAGCTCGGCGCCGAGCTCGAGGCCGACATCGAGGGCATCACCAACGCCCTCGACGCCCTCGGCGGCCCGATGCCGGCCGAGGAGCCATCAGGGCCCAGGGACACAGGAGACCCCGAATGACAACCGACACCGCCCGCCGCCGGCTCGAGTCCATCGCCGAGGTCCTCAAGATATTCCCCGAGGTCGAATGGGATAGGACCGCGGGCAGCCGCGCGAGCCGGGTTGTGTTTGGTTGGGTAGACCGCGACGACGACCTCAAAGACTTCGTGGTCCTAACATTCATGGGCGATGGCAGGGTTGGCATGACAACCTCGAGCGCCAAACACAGCCTCGAGTTTCACAAACGCCTATTCGGTGATGACCGCGGGCACAGCAATTGCAAGCGGGTCGAGGATGTTTTCGCCGGCCATGAGCTCACCAATGTCATCAGGCTCGAGGAGCCCATGCCCGAGGTCGCCGCTCTCGACGTCGCCGACACCAAACCCGAGACAGCATTCTCCCGGCCGGCTCTAGGCCTCGAGGGCCCCGATGCCTAAACGAGGAGGCCGGCCTCCAAAGCCAGTCGAGCTTAAGGTCATCGAGGGCAACCGCGGCAAGAGGAAAATTACCGAGCCGCCCAAGGCCCCACCCTCGCGGCCGCAATGCCCGTCATGGCTCAGCGACTACGCCAAAACCGAATGGCGTTACATAGTGCCCATCCTCGATGAGCTCGGCCTCCTCACCAAGCTCGACCGCCCGGCCCTCGCGATGTTGTGCGATGCCCTAGGCCTATTCCGCCGCGGCGTCGAGGAGCTCAATCAGTCCAAAACTCTCATGGTGAAAAGCGGCAATCGAGTCAGCAAACACCCGCTCATTCAGGTAGTCCGCGACGCCCGCCGCGACGCCGACGCCATCCTCGGCTCATTCGGCATGACACCCGCCGACCGCGTCAGGCTCCTCGGTGAGGCTCAAACCCACAGCGGCGGCGCCGGCCGGCTCTCAACCATCCTCAGCGCCGAGGCCTAGCCAATGGACCGCCTCGACATTCAATACCTCGACCCCAATGCCCTCGAGCCCGACGCCGCCAACCCGAGGAAAATAACCAAGAGGGCCGGCGAGAGGCTCAGGGCCGGTCTCGAGCATTTCGGCCTCGTTGAGCCATTGGTCTACAACACCCGCACCGACAGCCTCATCAGCGGCCATCAGCGCCGCACTCAGGCCATCGAGCTCGGCATCACCGAGGTCCCGGTTGTCATGGTTGACCTCGATGAGACCGAGGCCAAAGCTCTCAGCCTCCTCCTCAACAACGCCAAGGCCCAAGGCTCATGGGACACCGAGCTCCTCACCGCCCGGCTCGAGGAACTCCATGCCGTCGATGCCCTCGAGCTCGCCGCGTTCGATGTCAGCGACCTCGAGCCGGCCAGCGCCGGCGATGAGGTCTCATTCACCGCCAAGGGTCACGGTTGGGAGCTCCTCGACCACCGCATCAAATGCCCCAAGCCCAAGAGCGCCGGTTGCGAGGTTTGTGATGACATCAGGGCCCTCCTCGAGGGCCTCGCCGGCGATGAGGAGCAATAGCCCTCGAGGTCGGCGGGGTCCCACATGACCCATTCGCCGAGCCAGACCTCCTAGCCTCGTAGCTATGCCCAAAGACGGTGACCTCGCCTATGACCCGGCAAAATCGGCGCGGGTAGTCAGGTTTTTCGAGCGGGTCCTAGTCCACACCAAAGGCCGATGGGCACGCTCTCCATTTATCCTCACCGATTGGCAGCGCGACGACATCATCGAGCCCATATTCGGCGTTGTGCGATGGGACGCCCAACTCGACCAATGGGTCCGAAATTACAACGAGGTTTGGCTCGAGCTCGCCCGCAAGAACGGCAAGAGCGAGCTCATGGCAGGCATCGCGCTCTACATGCTATGCGGCGACGGTGAGGAAAGCGCCGAGGTTTACGGGGCGGCCAAAGACAAAGACCAAGCCGCATTGGTTTTCAACGTCGCCAAGAGGATGGTCGAGCTCAGCCCGGTCCTCGACTCGATGCTCAAGATTGTCGAGAGCCGCCGCCGGATAGTGCACCCCGACTCGAATAGCGTTTATCAAGTCATCCCCGGCGACGCCGAGGGCAACCTCGGCCAGGACCCGTCATGCATCCTTTTCGATGAGATAATCGCCCAACCATCGCGGGACCTTTATGACACCCTCCGCACCGCATTCGGGTCGAGGGTTGAGCCGCTCCTAGTTTGTGCCACCAACGCCGGCAACGACCCCGAGAGTTTCGCCAAGCTCGAGCACGACGAGGCCCTCAAGGTCTACGACGATTCGAGCCGGCAGCCCAACCGATATGTTTACGCCCGAAACACGCCCGAGGAGGCCGACCCATGGGATGAGAAAAACTGGCATCATGCCAACCCGGCGCTCGGCAATTTCCTCAACCTCTCAACCCTCAGGGCCGAGGCCGCCGCGGCCCGGCAGGACCCCACCAAAGAGAACTCATTTAGACAATATCGACTCTCGCAATGGGTCCAGGCCGCGAGCCGAGCCATTCAAACTCACCGATGGGACGAGGGCGCCGGCATGGTTGTCGCCGACGACCTCGAGGGCCGCAAATGCTTTGGCGGCCTCGACCTCGCAGCCACCACCGACCTCGCCGCATTCATGCTCATTTTCCCACCCACCGCCGCCGAGCTCGAAGCCGACACCAAAGCCCCAGGCGAATGGAAACCCGGCGACAGGCTCCCCGCCGGCTACCAAGTGCTCGGCCGCTATTGGGTTCCCGAGGGCGCCGTCGAAATACTCGACAAGAGCACCGGCGGCAAAATCAGCCAATGGGAAAAAGAGGGCCGGGTCTCCATCCTCGACGGCGACGTCATCGACTACGACCCGATACACGAACAAATCGACCGAGACAACCGCCGATTCGGCCTCATCGACATCGGCCTCGACCCATGGAACTCGAGCACCACCATCAAATGGTGCGAAAAGAACCGCATCGAGGCCATCCCCATCGCTCAGACATTCCGAGCCCTAAGCCCACCCATGAAAGAGCTACGAAAGCTCGTTTATGAGCGCCGCGTCAGACATGGCGCCGACCCGGTACTCAGATGGAACATCGACGCCCTCGAGGTCAAGAGAGACCATTCAGACAATGAGCGGCCAGTCAAGCCCGACCGAAAAGCATCAGGTAAACGGGTCGATGGCGCGGTTGCACTTATCATGGCTCTCGACGGCGCCATCCGCCGAGGAGAAACTCGGCTATCGGCCTATGAGGAGCGAGGTCTCGACGTAGTATGAGCAACACCATTATGAGCATCATCGCCGCCGGCCTCATCGGCATCCTCCTCACCATCGCCGCGGGCAAGGCTCTCAAGCTCTATCGGTCCTCGAGGACCCGGCCGATGGTCCTAGTGGTCACCAAGAGCGGCGAGACAGTCCGCGGGGCCCTCCTCGCCCGGCTCCCCGACCGCGTCGAGCTCGGCGGCGCCGAACTCCTCGAGGCGGGCAAAGCTACCCCGATTGACGGCATCACCTACATCGACCGCAATAACATCCGTTGGGTGCAGGAGCCCACCCACTAATGGCGGTCATACAGTCGGCCGGCCAACTCACTGAGCTCGAGCGCGGGAGGTTCGACGCAAACAGGGCCCGGCTCCTCAGGCCTAGCCTCGGCCTCTACGGGCTCCTCACTCACTCCTATGGGCAGATAGTCAGAACACAACCCAACGTTCGCACAGTCATCAGCTTCATCAGCCGCAACATCGCTCAGCTAGGGATTGGGTTACATAGGTTCGTTGCCGAGGACAACCGCGAGCGGGTCCGCGACCACCCATTTTTGGCGACAATCGGCCGACCCAACCCTCTCGACCGCCGCAGCACCCGCTACCGATTCGTACATCACCTAGTTTGGGATATATGCACCTACGATGTCGCATTCCACTATCTAGTTGAGACCCCCGAGCGCCGGGCCCTCATCAGGCTCAGCCCCGAGCGCATCGAGCTCGAGGGCACCCTTTGGCCCGAGGTCTACCGATACAAAGGCCCGCGCGGCAAGCGTGAGCTCGACCCGGCCCGCATCATTCACTATCAAGGCTCGGCCAACGTCGAGGACGCCAATTGGGGTCTCCCCGCCATCGAAAGTCTCAGGCGCATCCTCGCCGAGGAGGCCGCCGCCGGCGACTACCGAGAGCAATTTTGGAAAAGCGGGGCCCGGCTTAGCGGTTGGATATCGCGCCCGACCTCGGCGCCGGATTGGTCCGACCC